TTTACTAGTGTTTACGAGTTAATGTATAAGTCTTTAGAATCTTCTTCTATTCCACAATCAATATTAATCATTGCTGGTTATCAGTACAAGTCTGCTTTCGTGGCAGACCAAGAGATTAATATGGTTGCGTGTTTGACGGAGATTATGGCTAACTGTAAATTTAAATAGAGGTCTATCATGTATGAACTGAAGGACTATCTTAAAGCTATTAATGAAACCAAAGAACCATTACTAGATACAGAGGACACGGTGTGGGAGAAAAAGTATCCTACATTTATTATTAACAAATGTTTATCTATGTTCTATGATACAATTATGCATAGTAACGAGATGAACGGACTACACTTTCTGCCAAAAAGGATGCAATTCCACTATTTTATAAATAGTATTCGAAAGAAGAAGCGATTTGGTGGGAAGTGGCTTTCACAAAAGAAAGTTAAAGACCTTGAAGTAATTAAAGAGTATTATGGTTATAGTAATCAAAAAGCAAAAGAAGCTCTTAACCTACTTTCAGACGCCCAAATTGAAAATATAACAATTGGCCTGAATAAAGGTGGGAGAAAAAAATGAGTGAAGATACTATAAAATGGTCGCAAAGTGATATGTTAGAGGTCACTATTAAGCAACCAGATGACTTCTTAAAAGTCAGAGAAACCTTGACACGAATTGGTGTTGCAAGTCGTAAAGATAAAACACTATATCAAAGTTGTCACATTTTACACAAACAAGGTAAATATTACATAACACACTTCAAAGAATTGTTTGCCTTAGATGGTAAGAATTCTAGTTTGTCAGCAAACGATATAGAAAGAAGAAACACAATAGCATTACTACTACAAGACTGGAATTTAATAGAGGTAGTTAATACTTCTTTAGTTGAAAACAAGGCACCATTAAGTCAAATCAAAGTATTACCATTTAAAGAGAAAAGTGAATGGAATATGGTCGCTAAATATAATATAGGTAAAAAACCAGAAGATAGTAACAATGCAAGTACAACCGTTTAAAAATTACTTAGAAGAAGCTACAGACAATAAAAAGTTTTTGCGTCTGCTCATTATTACAGATGAGCCAGAGGGTGCAAAAGAATTTCATACTGCCGATAGACTACAAGAGGAATGTAAGAAGTTAAATTATCCATTCTATCTGTTTAAGTTAACTGGTGGTTATACAACCTATGAAGATGGTATCCGTAAGTTTCATAACAAAGACGATAAGAAAGGTTTTGAAGTAGGTGCAATGACAGTTGCTATCATTCGTGGTAGTGTGGTCAGAAAAGATAGTTGGATGGACTTAGTGTCTATGCTTGAAAAGGCTAATGCAACATTAGTAAATCCAAGAACTACTATCAATATGTGTGCCGACAAATACAGAACCTCTTTAAGACTTGCAGATTATGGTTTAAGACAACCAATGACCAAGTTAATCAATGACCCCGAAAACTCAGTTGATATGGTTGAAGAAGCTGGTATTAAGTTTCCTTTAATTATGAAAACACTTAGAGGTAGTAAAGGTGTTGGTGTATTGTTTGTTGAAAGTCCTAAAAGTTTACACTCAATTGTACAACTTATTAATAAACAAGACGAAGACGCTGACCTATTGGTGCAAGAGTATATTAAAACAGAGTATGATGTTAGAGTGCATGTACTAGGTGGTAAAATATTAGCCTCTATGATGAGACCTGTTATTGAAGGAGATTTTAGGTCAAATGTATCACAAGGTTCAGTACCAAAAGATTATAAACTAACAGATTTAGAGATAAAAGAATGTTTAAAGGCTGCTAAGGCAGTTGGTGGTTATTGGACTGCTGTTGACTTTATACCAAGTAAAGACAGAGAAAATAAACCATGTTATTTCTTAGAAGTAAATTCAAGTCCAGGTACAGAGGGTATTGAAGAAGCTTCTAAAATGAACATTGCAAAGGAAGTTATACAACACTTTGCTAAGAAAGAAAATAGATATACAGTACCAACAGAGTGTGGTTATAAAGAAATCTTAACCGTTAAACCTTTCGGTGAAATTGTATCAAAGTTTGATACAGGTAACTCAGGCATGCCAGTTATTCATGCAGATAAAATGTCACCAAATGGCAAAACTATTACTTGGTCACTACTAGGTAAAACATTAACAAGTGATGTGATTCGTAAAGAAAAAATATCAGTTGGTGGTTTAAGAGATTATGATGAAGACCGATATGTCGTAAAACTAGATGTAGAATTCGCCGGTGGTTACTACAAAGATGTAGAATTTACCATTGATGATAGAGAAGATAGAACACCTATCTTACTTGACCGTGAGTTTATGAATCGTTTAAATGTGATGGTAAACCCACAAAGAAAATATGTAGTAACAACTAAATATAGTTTAGATTAGGAGATAATATGAGTGAAGTGAAATTATTAAGATTGAGTACAGGTGAAGATATAATTGCTAAAGTAGGAGAAAACGACCAAGGTGTGAGTTTACATAAACCATTTGTAATCATACCACAACAAAAGGGACCAGGTCAACCCATTCAATTAATGATGTCGCTGTATAATGCATTTGGTAAAAATGATACAGTAACGGTTTCAAAAGATAAGATTGTCTTTATGACAGAACCTAAAGATGACATCAAATCAAATTACGAAGCAAACACAAGTAAGATAATTACTAAACCATCAGGACTTATAACAGAAACTAATATACCAGGCTAAGGTCAATGGTAAAAGTTAATTTTGTAAGAGAGAATGGTGAAACATTATCGACAGAGATACCTGTTGGTTATACCATCATGGAAGCAGCTAAAGAACTGGATTTACCAGAGATACCTGCTGACTGTGGTGGATGTTGTGCGTGTGCGACTTGCCATATCTATGTAGATGTGTTACAATGGCCACAGTTAAAGATAAAAGATAACTCTTTAGAACAAGAGTTGTTGGAATATGAGAAAGGTTATATCGCAGACAAGTCAAGATTGGCATGTCAGATACAACTAAATGATGAATTAAATAATGTAACGGTGAAATTAAGAAAAGATGAACTTCTATAAAAATGTAATTGAACACAGAGGCAAACTTCTAATACGAGGTGTCTTAAATGGTAAAGAGTATAAAGAAAAAATTGATTTCGGTCCTACTTTATATTCATTAACACAAGAAGACTCTGTTTATAAAACACTACAAGGTCAATCTTTAAAACCTATTGAGTTTACCAATATTTTTGCAGCTCGTAAATTTCGTAAAGATATTGCAACACAAAATTCTCCTATCTATGGTCTTGAAAGATACCATTATCAATATATTGGCCAAGAATATCCAACAGATATTGATTGGGATAAAGAATATATTAAAATCTTTACACTTGATATTGAAACAACTTGTGAAGGTGGTTTTCCAGATGTACAAGACCCACAAGAACAGTTGTTATGTATTACAGTAAAAAATCAATCTAATAAACAAATCATTACATGGGGTGTAGGTAAGTTTGTAACTGACCGACTAGATGTAACTTATGTTGAATGTAAAGACGAAAAACAATTGATGTTTGAGTTTATGAAATTCTGGATTAAAAATTATCCAGATGTTATCACAGGTTGGAACACCAAGTTTTTTGATTTGCCATACTTGATGAACAGAATTAAATTGGTTGCAGGTGAAACGGTTGCAAACAAGATGTCGCCATGGGGTATAGTAAACCAAGGTGAAGTCATCACACATGGTAGACCACAAACTACTTACAATCTTTATGGTATTTCTATGTTAGATTACCTAGACTTGTATAAGTGGTTTATTCCAACACGACAAGAGAGTTATAAACTAGACCATATTGGTGAAGTTGAACTTGGTCGTGGTAAAGATGACGCCGGCTTTGATACATTTAAAGATTGGTACACTAAAGATTTTCAATCATTTGTTGATTACAATATTCAAGATGTTGAAATTGTTGACGCATTAGAAGATAAGTTAGGTCTTATTGACTTGTCACTTACTGTTGCATATGATTCAAAGGTAAACTATGATGACATATTCTCACAAGTTAGAGTGTGGGATACCTTGATTGCTAATCATTTAATGAAAAAGAATATATGTGTTCCTCCAAGACAAGAGAATACTAAAGATACGAAATATGAAGGTGCTTATGTTAAAGAACCTATACTAGGTAAACATGACTGGATTGTTTCGTTTGATATTAACTCACTATATCCACATATTATTATTCAATACAATATTTCGCCTGAAAAGATACTCGGTGAATCAGCTTATAATGTCAATGTTAATAAAATGATTGACATGACTGTACCACTTGACAATCTTAAACAAGAAGGAGTTTGCATAACACCAAACGGTGCCAAGTTTAAGAATGATAGTCAAGGTTTTCTTCCTGAAATGATGGAGAAAATGTACAATGAAAGAGTTGTATTCAAACAGAGAATGTTGAAGGCGAAAGCCGAATATCAAAAGACTAAAGACCCTAAACTTGTCAAAGAGATTGCAAGGTGCCATAACATTCAATGGTCAAAGAAGATTGCCTTAAACTCAGCTTATGGTGCAGTAGGTAATCAATACTTTAGATACTATGATGTTAGACAGGCTGCCGGCATTACAACTGCTGGTCAATTTATTATTCGTTTTATTGAGAAAAAGGTAAACAAATATTTAAATGAAATATTACAAAGTGGAGAAAACCGAGATTATATTGTTGCTTCTGATACTGATAGTATCTATGTTAGATTTGATAAACTTGTAGAAAAAACATGTCAAGGTAAAAGTCAAGAACAGATTATAGATTTTCTTGGTAAAGTTTGTGACAAAAAGATTGAACCATTTATTGAAAAATGTTTTGATGAGTTAGCAGATTATTCTAACGCATTTAAAAATGCCATGGTTATGAAACGAGAAGTGGTTGCCAATAAAGGTATATGGGTTGCAAAGAAAAGATACATGTTAAATGTACTTGATGATGAGGGAGTTAGACTTGCTGACCCCAAACTTAAACTTATGGGTATTGAGGCAGTCAAGTCATCTACACCACAAGTTTGTCGTGGTAAGATTAAAGAGGCAATCAAGGTTATCATGGCTAAAGAAGAAACTGATTTACATAAACTTGTTGCAGATTTTAGAAAAGAATTTATGCAATTACCGGCAGAGTCTATTGCCTTTCCTAGAAGTTGTAACAATCTTAAAAAGTATAAAGATAGTGCAAACATTTTTATTAAAGGTACACCAATCCATGTGAAAGGTGCATTAGTTTACAACTATCAAATACATAGACTAGGTTTACAAAGTAAATATCCTATTATACAAGAAGGAGATAAGATTAAATTTATCAAACTTAAGCCTGCTAATCCATTTAAATTTGATGTGATTAGTTATATGACCACACTACCTGAAGAGTTTAAATTACAAGAGTATATTGATTATGATATACAATTTCAGAAAACTTTTCTTGACCCTATGCGTTTCATTCTGGATGCTGTCAATTGGAAAGAAGAACCACAAGCAAATCTGGAGGCATTCTTTGGATAGTTATAAAAAAAGACTTACTAGAAAATTGTGGCATTATAAAAAACTAAAAGGTTGTGCTGAATGTGGTTATAATAAACATGGTTTAGCATTAGACTTTGCCCATATTGACCCTAGTCAGAAATCACATTTGATGTATAAGAATGGTCCTGTAGGTAGTGGTATGGGAGTTTTAGTAAGTAGAATACCAAAGTACGGTTCTAAATTACACAAAGATAGAATGAAAGAATTAAAAGACGAAATAAAAAAATGTAAAGTTTTATGTAAAAATTGTCATGTCATTGAAACATATAATAGCCGAGAAATGCACGAAGGTCATTCACTATGGAAACAAAGACAAGGTATAATAGAAGAGTCGGTAACAACATTGGAGAAATGGCTATGATAGAACTACCAAACAAAAAATATAAAGTAATCTATGCAGACCCACCATGGTTGTTTAGAACACGGTCAGATAAAGGCAAAGATAAAAGTCCTGAAAAACATTATGATTGTATGTCACTAAATGATATTTGTAATTTACCTGTTAAGGACATTGCAGATGAGGATTGTGTATTGTTAATGTGGGTGTGTGACCCTATGTTAGACCAAGCATTAAAAGTTATTGACGCATGGGGATTTAAATATAAAACAGTAGGTTTCACATGGGCAAAAACAAATAGAAAGACACTTGGATTTTTTAC